GCCGGCTGCTGCTGTAGTTGCTCTCTGAAAAGTTCTTGCTGATGCTTTCGAAGCTCACGCCCACACCAGCCGCCACCGCACGCAGCATCGATCGCGTGAACGGCTCGAGCTGACCATCAGGTGCGTTCAGGTCGGGCACCGTCACGCTCTCGCCCGGCTGCAGATACTTGAACACCCCCGGCTGAAACTCACTGACGCGCTCACCCTCATAAACCTCATCGCCCACCAGCTCACCCTCGGGGCTGCTGATAAATCCCATCAGTGCGCTGCTCGCCCGAGCACGCACCACCTCCGCCTCCTCATAGCCCTGCAGCATGTGCAGCCGCATCAGCGCCGAGGCGAACCATGTCACGCCCCTGGTCTGCCCAGGCCGCTCCGGGATGAACAGATGGATCACCTCATCAGCAGGCACCCGGATCCGGCGGCCATTCGTCCGCGCATTGCCCGCATAGGTATCACCCGGATGATTCGCATAGAAGTGATACGCCTGCGGCCGCAGGTACTGGTCCACCTCGATGCCCATCCGCACCGTGTTGCCATCCCTGGCCTGCGGCACGTCGTCATCAATCAGGTAATCCGCCTCGAGCACCTGCAGCGCAAACGGCACCCGACTATCGCCGAACGGCCGCTTGATCATGCGGATGAACACCTCACCGGATTCCGCCAAGCTGCGCACCAGCAGGCGCTCCATGTCGTGGAAGCCGAGCAGGCCGCTCACATCGCAGCGGCTCTTATGCATCCACCGCTCCCATTCCTCATGGATGCGGCCATTCATCGCCTCATCCAGCCGACCGCCACGCAGCATCCGCACCTGCCCCTGATGGCGGATGCCGTGCCCGATCACGTTGTTCTGAATTGATCGGACCGCCTGCCGCGCGTAGTCGTTATCGCGGCACAACTGCCGCGCCCGGTTGCGCAGGCTCTTGAAGCTCGACTTGATCTCGCTATCGGCGCTGGTGCCACTGGTCACCCAGTCAGCCGTCAACCTGCTAACGCGTGCGCCCTGATACGCACGCTGCCGCGGCCGTACCGGCTCGAACCCCATCGCCTTGAACAGTCGAGTCCTCAGTCCCATCTCAGAACCTCACGAACAGATTGTGGGGGTTGCCCAGGCCGTTGGCGATCAAGTCCGCCATCTGCTCGCGCTTCACCTCAGCCTTCAGTTTGCTCTCTAATTCCAGCAAGTCCTTCATGTCGTACTTGCTGAGGCTCCGGTTGCCGATCGTGTATTGCCTGACCACACCGCCGGAGACGATCGCGCGGATCGCTGCCTGCACCGCATCGAGATCCTTCTGCGCCTGCGACCGTCCATCCAGCGCTGCCGGTGTGCCCGAGTAGCTGAGCGCTGCCAGCACCGTGAGCTGGCCACTGCCAAGCGTAATCGTGCTGCCAGTCTTGGTCGCAACCGCCTGCCAGTACCAAGTGCCAGCATCGAACCCAGCGCTGGTGGCCGCGGCAATGCTGAACTCCCAGCCGGTCCCGTACGCAGTCCCAACCACCGTCGCGCCTTCGCTAGCAGCGTTGAACCGCAGGTAGTAGGTCAACGTATAGGCAGCACTGCTCACAGCATTGCCCAGGTTGTCCACGCCCTCAACATCCCGCCACTGGATCGTGTCGCCTGCTCTGATCTCGCTAGGGATGTTCACGGCCTACCAGTTGCTCACGAATCCGGGACCAGCCGCAGGCGCAGGCTGCTTCCTTGATCTTAGCGGTGCCTTCTTCCCTTCTTCCAACTGCTGCGCTAACTGCTGCCACATCGTCGCCTGATTCATCCGCCGCCCATAAATCAACAGCGCCGCATAGCCATATACCGCACAATCCAATGCTTCATTTCGATCGCCCGACTTCTTCACCCACTCCCTGATCGGGAATCCTCTGTGATATCGCAGCGCCTGCCGTTCACTGGTCAACTGCCGGAAGTATTCCTCATCAGCAGCCATCCCGAAGTTCAAGCTGCCACCAGCTTCGTTGTGCCGCAACCTGCCGAACAGCGTGGTCTTGATCGTGTCGGTGCCTAGTTGATACAGCGTCACGCCTTTCTTCAGCACCTTCCCGCGCCAGTTCACATCCACCTTGTTGCCCTTACCCACCGCCGGACTGTTGCGCCGGCTGCTGCCCTTGATCGCCACCACACCCTGCCGCACGCGCTCGCGCACATAGTTGTAGACCTCGTGCGTGCAATGGCCACCGGAGTCGATCGCCATCTGCGCGATCTTCAACTCCTTCCCGCAAGCTGTCGCCCAGCCGGTGGCCAGCACATGATCCAACTGCTTCCACACCTCAAGCTGCGTCGGATCACCCATCAGCTCCTGATGCCACACCAGCCAGCCGGTCTCGCCCTCGCCCCATCCCCACACACTCACCGCCAGTCGGTTGTCCTGCACGTCCACCCCGGCCGTGAGTAGCACCACCCCATCGGGGCATGTCCCTGGCTCATATGCCAGCCGCTTGGCCATCAGGCCTTCAGCATTGACCGCCGCCGCATAGTCCTCCTCCCATGTCTCCGCCAGTCGGGTATTGACGAACGCCTTCAGCGCTGGACCATCACCCTTCGCCCGCAGGAAGTCATCCACCAACTGCTCCCAACTGCACCATCCCAGCGGGCTATACAGACCCGACAGATGGAAGCCAGCCGTCTTGCCATCGCTCGGTGCCGTCGCCCGCCACTCACCAGCGCCCAGCATCCGCGGCTTATGCACCTCCTCGAATCGCTCGCCGCATTTCTCGCACTCATACCGAGCCGTAGCCGGTCTCCCCTCCTCCCATTTCAACCTTGACCACTGCAGCCATTGCATCTCACCGCAGCATGGGCACGGCACATAGAACCGCCGCTGGTCGCTCCGTTGATATTCCGCCTCGATCCGGCTGAAGTCCTTCACGGTCGGCGTGCTGGTCAGCAGGATCTTCCGCCGCGCGAACGTGGTAGTCCTGCGCTCCGCTAGCGCCACCGGATCGCCCTCGCCATCCACGTCACTCGGGAAGGCATCGATCTCATCGGCGAACAAATACCGGCACGGCGCTGAGCGCAATCCCGTCGCGCTATTCGCTCCGGTCAGCAGCAGGATCCCGCCGAGGTACTCCTTCGCGAACATCGTGTTCCCCGAGTCTCGACTCCTGGCCGGTGCGATCTTCTGCGCCAGGCAAGGCGTTTCATTGATCAAACTCTCCAGTCGCTGCTTGCTCAAGCGCTTCGCCATCTCCACCGTCGGCTGCACGCACAGCATCGGACCAGGCGCATGGTCGATCACATAGCCAAGCCAGTTGCTGCCGGCCTCCGTCTTGCCCGTCTGCGCAGCAAACATCATCACCACTCGCTGCACCGGGCTACTGCTGCTCAAGCAGTCCATCGGCTCCCGCAGGTAAGGAGTCCTTCCTGTCCGCCACGGTCCAGGCTCCGCCGATGCCTTGCTGCTCAGCCGCCGATAGCGGTCCGACCACTGGCTAACCGTCAACGGCTCCTCAGGCCGTAGCCCCTCCATGAAGCCAGCGCGCCATGGATTAACCATCAGCCAACTCCACCAGCGCAGCACGGTGCTCCTCCGTCAGCACCTGATGGATCGCTGCTGGATCAGTCTCGCCAGCAAGCTGGTGGCTCAGCCGATCCGCCAAATTCGCCAGTGCCTCACGCACACTCCGCCCCATTGCGAACGCCTCCTTCTTCACATCCACCGCAGGCACCAGCTCGCGCCGCTTCAGATCCACCTCCAACTTCGCCAGCTCCGCTTGGTAGTGCTCACGCCGCGCACGGCTTTCATTCAGCTCCGGGATCTCATCATCAGGCAACGCAGCCAATCGCTGCCGCAACTCCCGCGGGTTAGCTGGCCGCGGCTCCACCGGGTCAGGTTCATCCACCTTCGCGTTGTTGTTCTTCAGCGTGTTCTTCCGCCACAGCTCCAGCGCAAGGTCACGATCCAGCCAACGCTTGCCATCCTCTTCAACAACAGCATCAGCAATCCGGCTCTTGCTTGCGTGTGTGACTGCCGCCTTCGTGCAGCCTTTGATCAGTGCAAACTCCGCGAACGTGACCAGCACGCAGTTAAGTGCTCTTAGCTTCTGTTAACTGATACTAAACCCCTCTAAACTCCCCACAGGGGATCTCATTGTAAGAACTGGTGAGATCCCTTGCAGCGCAAGGCTTTAG